GGGTTTCTGGTGAATAGCGATGTCGGGAATTCCACGCCAGCCTTCCTAGTGCGCGCGATCCAACAGCTTGCGCTACGTGTCAGGGCGCTTGAAGGTGGTGCCGTAACCCCTATGCCAGCGTAACAAATGGAGCAGTCAAAATGCGAGACGACAATACAATCCAATCGCCCGTCACATATAATCTGGCCGAGCCTCTGGCCATTGTCCTGACCCTCGCCCAGTGGAACGCTGTCCACCAATTGCTTACCGAGGCACCGTGGAAAACGGCCGATCCGATCATCCGCAATCTGACCGGGCAGATCGCCGCTGCGCTGGCGCCGCGCGAGCTCAAGCGCGCCCCCAATACCGGCCCGCAGACGGAACAGCAGGCAGCATGACGCGCAACGCTTATGCCCCTACCTTCCGCGCGCCTTGGCTACCATCGCGCGCCGAGCGGCTCGCGGCCTTCCGCGTCGAGCAAGAGCGATACAATCCTCGGCCGGCCAACCGCTGGCGCGCCAACGATCCAGACTGGCGCGCGCTGCGGGCGGCTCACTTGCGGGGCGAGCCCCTATGCCGGCGCTGCGCGCAGCTTGGCCGCGATACGATCGCCGCAATGGTCGATCATATCCAGCCTGTGCGCACCCATCCCGAGCGAAGGCTCGATCCGTCTAATTTGCAGAGCTTATGCTGGCCGCATCATAATGAGAAAACGCAACGGGAACGAAGCCGTGCGTGAGCCGCCCCCTATGCGGCATGAATGGCGGCCGATGAGCCCTCGCGCCTTCATGTTCTGGATTGGCGTCTGTATTGTCGCGGCGGTGGTAGCAATCCTGCTCGCCGTCTTCCTCACTATCGTCGTGGAAATCAAGGCCCCCCTGGGATGATCTCCCGAGCGCAGCGCCAGCAATGGGGGGGGCCTCGCAAAGATTCGACGGGGAACGAGCGGCCGGCCCGGCAAGGCAAGTCTTTTCGCAGCGAATATTCAGCGATTTCCCATCGGGCGCGGAACGAGCTCAACCGGCCGGCGATCGCCTCGCGCCAGGCCGCAGCCGCCGCCGAGCCCGAGCTCACCGGCCCCTGATCGGATAGCTCGCCTTGGCCTCCCGCGCGGGCCGCCCGCCGAAGCCGACCGCCCTGCTCAAGCTGCAAGGGACATTGCGGCCCTATCATGCCAGCCGCGCCGATCCCGAGGCGCCGGGCGATCTGGCGCACAAGCCGGCCCCGGAATGGATGACGGCGGCGCAGCGCGACTTGTGGGCCGAGATATTGCTCGATGCGCCGGCCGATCTGCTGCGCCGGATCGATTGGGTGGTGTTCGCCAACTACATAGAGATCGTGGATCGGCATGCCAAGGCGGTTTTAGCGCAGCGGAAATTGGACGAGGGGCAGGCGTTGCCCTTCCTTGTCAAGCGCAAGGATGGCCCCGCGATCTCGCCCTATCTGCGCGTAATCAACCATTGCGTGCTGATAATGAGGAACCTGCAAGGCGAGATGGGGTTCACGCCGCAGGCCCGCTCGCGGTTCAAGCTATCCGATCACAAAGAGCCAGACGCGGACGCGGGCACCGGCTGGGAACTCTTGCGCAGCCTGCGCGTGGTTGAAGGCGGCCGGAAGGATTGAGCAAGCTCGCGGATGACGTCGCCGATGGGATCGCTTATGCCCGCGCGGTGGCGAGCGGCAAGATAAAGGCGGGCAGGAAGGCGAGGCAGGCGTGCGCCCGCTTCCTCGCCGATCTGAAGCGCGCCAGGCTGCCGGGCAGCGAATGGGTATTTGATGCCAGGCGGGCCGAGGCGCCCCTTGTGTTCGCGAAACTAATGGTGAATGTCAAAGGGCCGAAGGCGGGCGAGCGGATCGAGTTACTTCCGTTCGAGAAATGGATACTCATCAATTTGTTCGGCTTCGTCGATCGCGCGACAGGGGTGCGGCGCTTTCGCCAGGCATCGATCTGGATTGCGCGGGGCAATGGCAAGACGACACTCGCGGCGGTGCTCGCGCTTTTCGTAACATTCACTGAGGCCGAGGGCGGGGCAGAAGGCTACTCTGCGGCGGTATCGCGCAGCCAGGCAACCATCGCGCTCGATATGGCCAAAGTGATGGTGGAAAAGAACCCTGAATTCCGCCGACACTACGGGGTGCAAGTGAACGCCGCGACGCTATCACAGGCCCGCACCGGCTCGTCCTTCCGAGCGCTGAGCGCGCATGCCAAGGCGCTCGATGGCCTCAATGTCCATTTCGCGGTGCTCGATGAGATCGGCTCGCACCGCTCATCGGCGATTTACGATGTCTTGATCACAGCTTGCGGCAAGCGCTTGCAGCCGCTTCTAATCTCGATCAGCACCGCCACCGACAATGCGACAGGGGTGGGCCGCCAGGTATGGAATTACACCGAGCAAGTGCTCGCCGGCATCTTGGCCGATGATCACTTTTTCGGTGTGATCTATGATGCCGATCCCGATGATGATCCGTGGGCGGAACAGACATGGCAGAAGGCGAACCCGGGCTGGGGGCCGCTGGTGCAGCCGGATGCCTTGCATGCGCTCGCGCGCCAGGCACTTGCCTCGCCGGCCTTGCAGGCAGCTTTCAAGACGCGGCATCTCAACCAATGGGTCAGCGCGAATAATGCGCTTTTCGATACCGGCGTCTGGGCGGCCTGTGCTGATCCGGCGCTGCGCCTCGATGCCTTCAAGGGCGAGCCCTGCTTTGCGGCGATCGATATGGCGACGCGGGTTGATCTCGCCGCATGTGTATTGATCTTTCCTCGATACGATGCCGCGACAGAGATAACGAGCTATGCGGTATTCTCGACCGCCTTCCTGCCGCAATCGGCCGTCGATCCCGAGAGGAACCCCTTATACGTTCAATGGGCCGATGCCGGCGCGCTCGTTGTGACAGATGGCGAAACCACCGATTTCGAGGCGGTTGAGGATTGGCTGAGGGCGGTGGCCGGCGAATATGATCTCCGGTCATGCGGTTACGATCCGTATATGATCATGCAGTTATCGCAGCGGCTTCGCAATGAAGGGCTGCCGATGCAGGAATACCGGTCGAGCACCCTCAATTTCAGCGAGCCGACCAAGCTGCTCGATGCGCTGATGCGCGAGCGGCGGATTGTGCATACCGGCGATCCGGTGCTGGCCTGGTGCATCGGCAATGTGGTCGGGCATTACGACGCGCGCTCGAATGTGTATCCACGTAAGGAGAGCGTCGAGAAAAAGATTGATTGTGCTATTGCAACAATCATCGCGCTCGGCGTCTCGATCGCCAATGAGGGCGATGGGGGCGGCTACATCTATACCGGCCGGGATCTGTTGGTTTTCTAGACGGAAGGATACGGCAATGCGTTACTGGATAGCGGGCGACCCGGCATCGTATCGCGGCAAGGTAGCGGGCGATGGCCATTGTGTTGCCTTTGTGCGGCAAACCACCGGGCTCGGCCATACTTCCACCTGGCGGCGCGGCGCCAAGGCGCGCGATGGCGGCCTCTTGATCGGCACCGCGATTGCGACATTCAGCGCCGCCGGCCGATACGAAAACGACACCACAGGCCGCAGCCATGCGGCGATCTGGATGGGCGCTGATCCGATCGGCTTGCTGGTTTGGGATCAATGGCTGGCGCATCCGGTAGCGATGCGGACGATCCGGTATCGCGGCGGCCAGGGCTCGGCGGTGAATGATGGCGATGCATTCTATGCAATATCGACCGACGAGCCCGAGGCGGCGATGGCGGCGGCGTGACAGATCGATGACCGGAACATTGCGTTAAAACCTGCGGGCTTGCGTTCGCGGCCTGGCGGGTGTTCATGGGCTCGATGCCGGCCGACTCGGCGATTCTTGCGGCATCTGCAAGCACACTTATCATCAGAAAAGAGAGGACGTCACCATGGCGTTTGTGCATCTTTCCGGCTGGGTTAGGGCGCGTATGCGCCGCGATCGATGGGGCCGGCCCGTCGATCCTGACTATGGCATCGACGAGGGCGACATCGAGGGCGGCTTGCCGGAATTGCCCGACCAGGGCGGACCCAGCCCCGGCCGCCCCGGCCATGGCCTGCCTTGGCCTGGCTATCCTGGCCGCCCCGGCCAGGGCTTGCCGCCCAATTATCCGGGCCGCCCTGGCCATGGCCTGCCTTGGCCTGGCCGCCCGACTGATCCCGATTATGGCATCGAGGGGCCGAGCGTGCCCGGCCTGCCCGAGGTGCCCGAGCAAGGCCCGGTGCTTCCTGGCCGGCCAGGCCATCCGCTGCCGCGCCCGCCGATCCCTGTCGTATCGACCTGCCCGCTGCCGGAAGGCGTCGAGCTACCATCAGGGCCGCCACACTTGCCGGGCGCGATCTGCATCGTTGTCGCCAGCAAGAGCCGCAAGCGGGCTCTGGCGTGGCTACAGGGCGAGTCTTCGCTGCCGGAAGTCGATCCGACAATCCCAGCGCCAGGCCGCCCCGGCGGCGGCTTGCCAGGCGGCGGCGTGCCCCCTGGCAGCGTTACAGCCGGCGGGCATTGGGTAGCGGTAAACGCCGATCCCGAGCATGCCTGCGAGGGCGCCGACGATTGCTGCTTCGCCTTCGTCTTTGAAGTCAGCGCCGATTTCGGCAAGCCGGAAGTCGATCCGACAAAGCGCTGAGACTGGCCTCGCCTGGCCGCCCCGCTGCTAGCCAGGGGCGGCCAGGCCGAGGGGCGGCTAGATTGCCCCTGGCCCGAGCTCGACGCCCCTGGCGTCGCCTGGCGGGCTTGTAGCGGGCCGCCGGCCGGCTACAGCCATATTTCCTCGATCTCGGGCTCGTCTGCCGGATCGCGATCAAACCCCGACAAGCCCGCCGGCAGTATCTCTCGCAACTCCGCAAGAGTGTCGTGCGTGATCACGAAGCGGCTCGGCTTCGGTTCCGGCAACGTGACAAACATGCGCGCCACCCATTTGCCCGGATACTCGCGCGTGATCGGCCGGAAGACCACCCAGATCGGAAGGCGCGCGCGCAGCCGCCAATGCAGCCGGGCCATGTAGCCGCCATGCGGGACGATGATCACAGCGCCACCGAGTGATGCTGAGTCTTTACCTCGCCCTGGAAAGCATGGCCTCGGGCATGCGGCGCCCACCAGAAGATTCCGCCGGCCCTGATCTTAAAATGCCCGCGCACAAGATGCAGCCGGGCCGGCGCGCGCGGATCGGCGGCCATGCCCGCCCGCTGGCCTAGAGCTCGCGTCAGGCGGATGTGGACGTGGGTATAGTCTAGCAGCGGGGCCTTGCCTCGGCGCGCCCTGGCGGCGTTCAGGCGAGGCGGGGCGGGCCGCTTTTCATGGCTCGCGAGATTGCGCGAATTCATCAGCATAAGGGCCGCGCGCAGTAGGACGGGCTCGCCCTTGATATCCAGCGTCGCGGCATCGAGTAGCGCGGTATATCCCTTCCCGCTGTGCGCCTCGGCGTAATCCATGAACTTCTGCATCATTGGATTGATGATCATGCCGAACCGCCGATGATCATCGAGGATATCGCCCGGCGCGGCGCCGCGCAGGCGCGGGAAAATTTCCGCCTGCTCGCGCCACCATTCCTCGGGCTTGCCCTGTCCCCATAGCTCGGCGCCGCTTAGATCGGGCAGCGGCGCGGGCTCGGCCCGCCAATCGAAAGTAACGGCGATGGGGCAAATATTCGCGCCCTGCTCGCCGCGATGATCGTCGGTATGTCGCCAGGCATACATGATCGAGCCGCGTTGCAGGCTGGCATCTGTCTCGACGAGGGCGCCGAGGCGCTTCGGCACAGGCGCATGACAATCTGTGCGCGTAGACGGATCGCCTGCGAAGCCGCCCGGCCATTCGAACCAAGTCAAGCGAAACGGCAGTTTTGTCAGCGGCAGTGCCCGCAACTGTCCACCGATCGGCGAGTGAGCGACAGTAAAGGCCGAGCGCATGACATCCGGCGACAGATCGAACCGCTGTGCTACGCGCAGCGACTTCGCGAAAAGGGTGAAGGCGCCGCCGAAAGTTCGATCATCGGCTGATCCGGCGGTAGCAATGAGATCATCGGCGAGCATGGCTAGTGACGCCCTCGCCGCCGTCCGCTTCCTCCGCGACCCAAGCGAAAATGCGCTCGATCTTCTGCCCCTTGCCGGGGCGCCATTCATTCACCATCGGGCCGATCCCCTGTCATGACAATCCCGGCATCGAGCAGCACGCGCAGCAGGGGGGCGGCCAGGCCGAGGGGCAAGCGCACATCGAGGCGCAGCCGCGCCATGCCATCGGCGCCGACACTAAAGCCAAGCACATCGCCGGCCGGCGGCGGCGATCGCACAGCGGGCTTGGCCGGCCCGACTGTCGGATAGCCTGGCGCGGCGAGCACCGCCGGCAATTGCTCGGCATCGGGCTCGCGGGCCTCGAATTCCGAGGCCGGCAGGCTGAATAGCTTGGCCATCTTGCGAACATACTCCGGCGAGGGCGCGCCCGCGCAGGATAGCCAATTATAAGCCGCCGACGCCGTGCGCTTGAGGCCGAGCCGCTCGTGAAAGTCGGGCACCGTCCACTTTCGTTCCGCAAGCTGAGTGCGGATGATCACAGCGATATGGCCATGCTTCGCGATCTGCAACGGGCTCGGCTTGCGCGAGCCTCTTTTGCCTTGTGTCATGCCACTACCGCCTGCGGCTTGCTGGTATCGGCGACGACGCGCAGCCGGCCGGCCGAGCGGCCGACGCGCGGCGGCGCGGCATGCTGGACGAGGGCATACCATGCATCGATATAAGCCGCCGTGGGCGTCTTGATCCCTGTGCGATGGCCGCCGCCGGGAGTCTTGGACTCCCAGCACCAGCCCGTCATAAGGCGCGGCTCATCCGCTCGGCGATGCGCATTCCAGCGCTGAGTCATCGCCGAATCGATATAAAAAATCCGAGCCTTCGCCTGCACGGCTTCGACCATTGTATTTTGAATCCACATTATGCTGCCTCCTGTTCCCTAAGCTGCACGACATTGCGCGCCGCTTGCGTTCTCTGCAAGCCGGCGATAGTAAAGGCATCTGGCGCGCCATCTAGCAAGAGGTCGGCCCATTCCTCGAAAAGCTCGCGCCGCTCGGGAAGATGCTCGGCGCCATTATAGGGCGCCGCTGTCGAGTTATGGACCTTGTGTGCTAGCATTATCTCGATGATCCTGTAATGATCCCCGAGCGGATAGCGCTCATTCATGAGTGTCGAGAATGTGCCGCGCCAGCCATGCGGCACATGCGCGTTTTTCGTCAACTCGGCCTTCACTAGCGCCCGTTTCATGCAATCGTTGATGGTATTCCGGCTCTGCGCGCGGCCTGTCTTGGCGCTCGGGAAGACCAGATCGCTTTGCCAACCTAATGCCTTGGCCAGCGCGCGCGCCGCCTCGATCACTTCCTTGGCCTGCGGCGATAGCGGCACTAGATGCGGGCGCTTCGCCTTCATGCGGCCCTTTGGGATTGTCCATAAGCCAGGGCCGAATTCTGCCCACCGCGCGTCGAACACTTCCTGCTTGCGCACTGCGGTCAATGCAATGAGCCGATGGCCGAGCTTGACGACAGGGCCGGCCTGGCTTGTCTCGACGGCGGCCAGGACAGCCCGCGCGCCCTCGATCGTTTCGGCGCGCGGCTGATGCCGCTCGTCCTCGCGATGCCGCTTTGGCAGATCATTGGCGCCAGAGCGCACAGGATTAAACGGCGCGATCCGCAGCGAGCCGACCGCATAATCGAAGACTCCGGCCATGTGCTGCCGCACATGTGCGGTCTGCGCTGGGGCGGCCTTGAGCACGCGGGTCAGCACATCATGGATTTCATCAAACGAGATGTCCGCGATCGGCCGCTTGCCGATCACGGGGAATACGTGCTTGCCGAGCCGGAAAAGAACATTGGCCGCGAATGCTTCGGACCATCGCTTGCTCGCCTTGCGCTTAGGGAGCCACTCGCGGGCGATTTTCTCGAATGTAGCCGCGTCGCCCTCGGCCCGCTTGATCTTGGCGGCCAGGCACTCGGCGGCCGGATCGCGGCCATCCTTGACGGCCTTGCGGATCAGCGCGCGCTGGTGGCGGGCCTCGGCGAGCGACATGCCGGATTTGTCTTGCCGATAGTGTCCGAGCACCCTGACATGGTCTGTCCCCTTGCGCTGATAATGGCAGCGCCACGACTTTGTGCCGGCTGGCGTGACAAAGAGGCGCAAGCCGTCGCCGCAACGGAGTGTGAACGGCTTGTCGGCGGGCTTGGCGTTGTGGACATCAAAGGCTGTCGCGATTTTCGATATCGCGTGATTGGAATTCATGGCGGGGGTCCTTTTGCTAGGGGCGCTCATCGGGAAAGCACCTTATGCATGGCGAGCAGCCCGGCCAGCACATCGCCGAGGATGGCGCCCTGCTCGATGATCATCTCGGCGACAACGTGAATCTCGCGGCGCATTGCCTCGACCTGGCTTTGCAGATCGGCGATCTGTGCGGCGAGGGCTGCGAGCGATGCTGCGTCGCTCATGGCTTGCCCTCGATGCCCTGCGCCTTGGCGATACGCTCGATCAGCAAGAGCGTGCGGGCGGCTGTTTCCTCTAGGCGGCTTAACCGCTCGACGACGTGATTCATGCGTTCCTCAAGCAATGTTTGCCCGCGCTCAAGCACACTGAACCGCATCTCAAGCGAATCGAAGCGTTCTTCGAGGCGGACCATCCGGCGACGCACGTCCGCGACGTCGTTTTGCACGCTGTCCAGCCGGCGGCCGATAAAGTCGAGTGATACTGCTTCGCTCATAGTCGGGGGTCTTTCCCTGAAAGAGAAAAAGGGCGCGCCTCGCGGCGCGCCCCTTGGATTACTTCGCGCGGCGGCGGCCCGCCGGGGCGAGGCTGGCGTGGGCCTTCCGCCCGGCTGCCTGCCATTCGGATTCGAGGCGGGCGAGCTCGGGCTCGTCGATTGTGCCGGCGAGGCCGGCGGCGGCCTTCCGCCCCGCCGCGCTCCATTCGGCATCGAGGCGGGCGAGATCGAAATCGGGGCTCGGGGGGGCGGCTTGCTTCCGGGCCTTGGCGGCTTTGGCAGTGTTCGACATGGGGGGTGTTTTTCCTTCGATTGGTATCGGGCTGGTATCCGCACTCTGTCTTGGCGGGGCTTGGTATCCTTGCATTGCCCGCAAGCCCTTATCGGGCTAAGCTGCGGAAATTGCAAGCATTACCTGCGCAAGCCTGTGCAGGGCTGGACGGGGGGCACATTCTGCACAAGGATATTGAAGGCGGCGCTAAGCGCTTGTAATTGCTAAGGGAATTCCTGGGCGCCTCGGGCGGTATATCCGCCCGGTATCCATACTTGAGTCCCTCGGCATGCTTGCGATCGCCGCAAGCGCTCGAATCGGCTAAGCTCGGCCGCCGTGGCGGCCAGCTATCCCGCCCGCCGCCATCCCGAAAGAGGATGCCGCCATGAAGCTATGCCAAGACTGCGAGACGCCGAAAGCGCTCGCCATGATCCTACTCGCGGCGGCGGCGATCGCGGCGGCAAGCCGCCTCGGCGATTGGATTTATGCGCCGCGCCCGCCGCAGCCGATCGTCATTCAATTGCAGGCACCGAGATGAGCGATGATCCGCTGCTCGATCAATTCACCCTCGATCATATCGCGAGCTATCTGCAAGCCCGAGCCGAGGCTGAGCGCATGATGCGCGACATCGCCCGCCGCGATGGCAAGCTGGATATCTCGCAAGCCCATGGCGATCGAGCCGCCGCGCTGGCCGAGGCCGCCACCGCCGTTCGGGAGATCAATCGATAACGGTTAGGGTAATGTCCATTTTCCCGACCTCGAATGAGGCGGTAAAAATGGACATGGCCTAGCCGTGGATCGCGAGCACAAGGGCGGCGATCAAGCCGGCCCCGATGAGCGCTATCGCGAGATCGAGGGCGACACCGCGCAGCATGCGCCAGCGATGGCGGCGGCGATCGATCAGCATGGCCGCGAATGCTCGCGCTGCCGGCGCAACGCTTCCTGAAAAAACCGCTCGGCCTCATCGCCATCTTCGAGGACGTCGATACCGCTGATCACAAGCGCCGTTACGACAGCGAGCGCGTTGAGCGCTTCGAACACACGATCTCGGCCGATCGGGCCTCGCCGCAAATGATCGCGGGTCGATCGCATCAATTGCGACGCCAGCGCTTGCATCCGGTCGCGGTTGATCGGTTCCGCCTGCCAATCGCTCACTTGCCCCACCTTGCTTTGGCCGCCTTGCGGGCGATCGCCTGGCGCTCGGCTGGCGGCAGGGCCGCCGCCCGAGCTCGGCCGCCCTTCGCCTGCGGACTCTTCGACGCCAGCGACGAATGCAGGGCCGCCAGGGCCGTTTTCCGGGCCGCCTGGCGGGGCTCGGCGGTGGGCTCGGGTTCCTCTGGCCTCGGCGCGATCGCGGCGCGCAGCGTGCTCTCGCGGAGGTGGTAGCGTAGCAAGTCGTATTCCTCGACAACGGCTTGCGCTTGTCGGCTGAGCACCATCTCGCACCCGTCGCTTTCCGCCAGGCGTTGCAGCGCGTTCATGCCCTCGGCCAGCCGCAGCGCCGTTGCCGACATCAGCGCGAGGGCGCGCTCATTCATCATCGTCAGGCTCGC